GATCTCATGGGTGCGTTTGATGCTGACTGCACCTACGGTATTCAACGCAACAGCTAATGACTGAAGGTTTTCGCCATACTGTACGGCTGCTTTTACATCAGCAGGAAACTCACCTCTGCGGGTATCCCCGTGCAGCATACAGATTGGAAGTTCCAGAACTTGATGTTCTGTTACATTTACTGTGACAACCGCATCGATGACATGTCGTTTCTCAGCAATGCAGGCGGTGCCTTTGCACATCTGGTAATGTCGGCATCCTTTACATGCGGATGGCATATGTATGACGATTTCATCCGGAGCTGTTATTACCGCTAAATGTGTCCCCTGATGTCCGTCCTGTCCACCAACCTTTTTTCCGGATGGTTTGCGGAGACTCTTAGGAGCAGGTTTTTTATAGCCATCACTTGAAGGTGGTTTGGAACTGTTTTTGGAGTTTTTATTAAGCTGTTCCTTCAGTTCCTGTATTGTCTGATTGAGCTGAACGATTAACTGTGTTTGAGTATTGATCGTAGCATTCAAGGAATCTACAGTTGATGTTAAGGAATTAACCTGCTGTAATAACTGCTTGATCATTTCATCTTTTGTCAATCAGACCACCTTCTTCCGTTAAGATTTGATACATCTATTTTAACGGAAAATGTGCTAAAAAGCGAATTGTAAGGTTTGGATGTACTGTCAAAATGACGGTGGATAAACAGTAAAAATCAGAAAATAACTGCCGATAACACTCAGATAAAATCCACAAATAAAACGTTATCTGGCTGTAATCAAGGCCTTATTGTTTAGTAATTCACAGACAAAAAGTATTTGGCAGTCACATTGAAAAGTTATCCACTTTTCGCAATAAAGCAATGATAAAACAGAAATTATATTTTCTCTGTTTTGACCAAAAATTTATGTACCCTAAACGGGGTGCTGAATAGTTACAATATAATAAGGATGGTACATTAAATACTGTACCGCAGAAGAATATTACATGTGATGCACATTCTTCATTTTATACAATGTTTAATCCGGAAATTGATTTTGCAAAGGTATTTGAGACACATACACCATTAAAGATAGAATATCAGGATGCTTAAGAAATAATATAAGGATAAGTAGGAAAACTTTTCTAGAGGAGGTATTATGATGGTGGAAACAAAAGAAATTTCGGAATTGACGCGGTCGAATCGCATTGCGATGCTGTCACATATCAGTACGGTAACGGTTATGGTGTTTTTTATGATATGGGAAAGCGTAAGAGGACAACTGTCTCCGGTATATATGACAATCGCTACGGTCGTTGGTGTCATACCTTTGATTGGCGAGGTGATTTGTTGGAAAAGTAATACGGAACATGCGATGATCAAACATCTGGTTTCCTATGGATTTTCATTGTTTTACACAATATGTCTTTTTACCTCACCGACAAATCTGATTTATGTATTTGTAATTCCGATGATTTTTGTTGTCACCACTTACAGTGACACACGTTATCTTCTTTTGATTAATACAGGTGCCATATTAGAGAGTATCATTGTTGTTGTGATCGGTGCGACAAAAGGCGGTTTTGGGTATCATGGAATTGAAGCAGCAGTTGTACAGATTGTTGTTATGATCATGGTTGGAGCGTATTCTGTTTTGACTACAAAAGTGATTCGCGAAAACACAAGAAAGAGATTTACAGAAGTGGCGCAGGCAAAAGCAGAGGCTGAAAATCTTCTGGAAAGAAATGAGGAACTTGATCAGCAGCTTTCCGGCAATATTGCAGATATCAATGTACGTTTCGAAAAGCTGACAGCGGCATCTAAGACAACGACTGAGGCAATGCAGGAAGTATCTGCAGGTGCTACTGATACCGCAGAACATGTGCAGAATCAGTTGGAACAGACACATGCAATTCAGGATAAGGTGGATGAAGTTGCAACCGCTGTGGAAGAAATCGGAAACAGCATGACGCTTACTCTGAAAGCGTTAGCGGAAGGCAAACAGGATATCGAGCACCTGGCATCGGAAGTTGAAGCTTCTGTTGATAATGGAACCGAGGTTACAGAAAAACTGGAAAATCTGAACCAGTATATGGATGAAATGAATTCCATTGTAGAATTGATTGGAGGAATTACGAACCAAACAAGTCTTCTTGCATTGAATGCGAGCATTGAAGCAGCCCGTGCCGGAGAGGCAGGCAGAGGAAGAAAATTTGAATGTAATGCAGGATGTAAGTGCAATTATGCAGAAGCTGGCAACACTGGCTGCCCATTCATAAAGGAAAGTAAGCAAAAATCATTCATGCCATTTATTAGCCTAATCGGATGCTCAACCGAACAAAAAGAGAAGAACCCCCAGCAGCTGGCACTACTGGGGGTTCATTTCATAATAGTATCATTATTATATTTTCTCAAAAGGGGATTAACGGACGGCTGATTCAGGCACAGTAGCGTGGCGAAGACGATGAAGTAATGAAAAATAGTGAAAAAATAGTGTAATTTTAGTGGAAAAACAATTCGCAAAACGATATAATATATGGATGAAATGGAGGTGGAACATGTGATTAAAGTTACTCTGACAAATGAAATTTTAAAAAGAATATCGGAAATAGACGAAAAACGCTTTTCACTTAGTTCGATAGAAATGCCACCTGTTACAAAAAACAGGCTAAGAAAAAACTCCAAGAAAAAAAGCTCCTATGCTTCTAATAAGATTGAAGGAAATCCATTGACTGAAAAACAGGCAAATGAAGCTATTGATAGTGATCCGCACAAACATTTTTTGAAGCCGGAACAGGAAGTGCGAAATTACTTTTTGGCCTTAAATGTTTTAGAAGAAAAGCTGAAAAAGAAGGAACGTTTTTCAAAAGAAATGATTTTAGAAGTGCAGGCAATGGTTGAAAAAGGTGCTTCAAAAGAAAAGATAGGCCTAAGAGGTCCTATGCCACCAGGGATGCTATTTGCAGTATATGATTCCGAGACAGGCGCAGCGGAATATATTCCGCCAGAGTACATTGATATTCCGGATTTACTGGAAGAGCTTGTTGAATATGTAAATACTACAGATGACCATCCGCTGATTATCGCTGCTATAGTTCATTATCAATTGGTTACCATTCATCCTTTTGAAGATGGAAATGGCAGAACCGCCAGATTAATGTCAGGATATATCCTTGATTATTATGGATATGGTTTTAATGGAATAGGTTCTTTGGAAGAATATTTTGCCTATGACCCAGATGAGTATTATGCATCACTGCAAATGGGATTACCGGCATTGTATTATTCCGGACGAGAAAATCCTCCTCATCCGGAAATTTGGATCAATTATTTTTTAAGAATGATGGTATTGTATTCTAAAAAAGTATACGAATTATCAAAAGAATCCGAGAACGATGAGTTAGATGGAAGCCTGTCCTACTTAAATGCGAAAGAAAAGGAATTCTTAGCCTTTCTGTTAAAAAAGCGATTATATGAGTTTACACCAATTGAAGTAAGCAAAATGCTTGGTGTAACCAACAAAACGATTATTAATAGATGTGCAAAGCTGGTAAATAATGGTTTGTTAATTCCAATCATTGTCAAGACACGGATCCGATCCTATCGGTTAAGTGATTTTTCTAAGACAAAAGAGAAAAAGATTTTGAAAAAAATATCATAATAGATGCATGAGATGTACAAAGACAAATGATAAAGAAAATAAGAAACCGGTAGTCCATCAGTATCTTTCCAGTTTTGTTTTAAAAAATTGAATTAATGGACCGTTGAAGCAGGCATTTATAATTGTACCAATCCCTACTACCGACCAGATACCTGCCCCAGATGCAGTGGCAGATTCATCTGAATCTGCACTACATCATTCGTTACATAACAAATAAAGTCTGCAATGTATCCGACAAATATCATATTGATAATGGTACCCGCACCAATGCAGGATCTTGCCTGAAAGAATACAACTACATTACCTCCTGAACTTTTTTGCCTTTCAGCATATATATTCTAGATTCAAAATCGGTACAAGGAGTCACATTCCAGGCACTTCACCGGCTGTCGCATCGGATGTGATCAATCCATAATTCATTAATTCATCTCCGTAATTTTCTGTATGGTTCCATACATTTTCATAAATCATATCAGGGTTCAATCCCTGTAATCTGACACGGCTATACGGCTGATTCACTCCATTTAAAATACGATAGTAGCCTACGATTGCAAGCGTGCGGTCTTCATTTGTCACCATCCATAATCCTTATCCGGAAGATCCAGGCTTAAGCTCATCATATTTAATACATGCAGATTTTTCACACCTGCATTTTCAATATAAGCACTTCTTGCAATTGCACTATATTCATCAAAAATCGTATATAAAAGCGCCAGTTTTGCACCAGTCAAAGCGTCTTTCAGGAAGATGCGCAATGTCTGCGCTTCCTCCTCGGACTCTGTGTAAGTTGCCGGCAATCCGGAGAGCTTCGGTTTTCCGGCAATAATCTCATAGCTGTCATATTGGAACTCACTGACCCTGCTGCCATTTTCCTGCAACAATTCAATTGCCGGGTGTCTGTAGTCTGTCGTACCGTAAACAGGATATTCCTGTCGGATATGTTCCAATGAAAAAGTACGATCCCATTCATATATCTCAAATGTTATGTATCAGATGCTTTTTTAACATTTTATCTATTCTTTTATCTAAGAAAAAAATACAATATTAACATGAATATCATGAATGTAATATTGGAGGCTGTGAATATTCCCAAATACTTCCCTCTCAGATTCCTGTTTTCTTTTGCAATATATTTGAAACTTATCAGGCTTGCCATGGATGCAATCAGAGTGCCAAGACCTCCAATATTGGTTCCGACAATTAAAGCCCGGTAATTATCTGTAAAGCCGGATAAAAGAAGCGCAGCGGGAACATTGCTCATAATCTGACTGGCAAGAACAGCAGTAAGTGTTTCCCTTCCTGCCATGATTCTTTCCAGAAAACTGCTGAATTGCGGAATCCTTCCAAGGTTGCCGATAAAAATAAATAATGCGATAAAGGTGGCAAGCAGGGAGTAATCCACCCTGCTTATATTTTCCCTGTTTCTTAGCAGCATATATATAAGAACCAATACAAGAGGAATCTGGTATGGAATGATACGTGCAACAGTGAGCAGGCAGATTGTAAATAAGATCAGGTAAGCGGCCAGGTATTCCATGTTAAGTTCTTTTCTGTCAGAGAATCCCAAAAGAGTTTTATCTTTTTCGGAACCGCATACGTGAGGTGCTTTGGCAGCGGCTACCTGTATCCATATCAGAAGAAGGATAAGTGCTGTGGCGGAATAGGGAAGCATCAGGGTTATTAATTCTGCCGCGGACATCCCTGCTCTGGCATATAGATAAAGGTTCTGCGGATTTCCGATTGGTGTGAGCATGCTTCCGAGATTAGCAGCGATTGTCTGCATGGCTACTATTTTAAGAAGCCAGTAATTGGTCAGTTCCTTTGGCAGCTTATGTACAATGATCAGTGCAAGAGGAACAAAGGTAATTAATGCTACATCATTGGTAATCACCATTGACAGGAAGAAGCATAAAAGCACCAACAGCCTGATTACACCCACAGTTCCCGATGTTCCCATCAGCAATTTTTTTGCAAGCATATCAAAAACACCAATTGCCTTCAAACCAGCTACGATTGACATCAAACAAAAGAGGAGCCCGAGAGTCCTGAAATCGATATAATTAAAATAAACCTTATCAGGTCTGATCCAGAACATAGAAAGAAGTGCAAGGATCACTGCAATTGACAAAACAGTTTCTTTCTTGAAAAAAACATATAATTTTTGTAACATAATATTTCCTTTCCGGTCTGATACGACCGCGTATAAGTATATCACAGAAACATCCAGAAAAAAAGAACATCATTTTGTATTGTGGATTGTGTTTGCGATTACCGCCTCATTCCTGCATAATAAAAATGTTATCAATGGCGACATCATTTCAAAAGTTCAGAATATGAAAGGAAAACGTTTTGGAAGAACTATACAGAAAATATCAGGGAAAAACAATAAAAGATGACTATGGGAAAAATTCCAAGGAATTTATAGATTTTGCAAATGACATGAAAAAGAGCATGAAAATTAATGCCGCAAAATATGGATTAAGGCTTATTACCTTTGAGACGGGGCATTACGATATGTGCGGATATTTTAAGGATAACGAAACAAAAAAAGTATGCATATTTTTCATTCCATGAATGCAGGAACCACCCCATAGATTTCGACATGATGAACTCTAAGGGATTTCTCGTCCGTTCTGCAAAAGGATTGAACGATTGCACTGGAGGATACAACAACTTTACGGACTTGAGGGGATTTTTCCAACTGGTAAAGCAGATTATAAGGCAGAATGCCCAGAAAATGAGAAGTGGCAGAAATTTAAGAAAGAATTCTGGGGAGAGAAACTGCTTGCCACTACAGAGTGGGGACTGATTGATTTTGATCCACAGGGAAAAGACGACATGGTCGGAGGAGATACTCTGTCTTATGACGAGTATCTGGATCTACAGATGCAGTCTGGAAAAAAAGTAAGAACATACTTTGAGATATGCTATTACGATGCTGATTTCTTTTCCTTTAAAGGAAGAACCTTGTACATGATATTATTTATGTAGAAAAGTACACATTGTAGATTGCTCATGAGAAAATTTATGAGGATAAAAATCGTCCGGTGATGTGTGGAATTGTATCCATGTGTCACCGGATTTTTTTGTTTTCCGGAAGCGAAATGCGAATATACCGCTATATGTCGCTATTCGGAAAGATCCCGTTTCATGGCTTCGTCGATGGCTCGGTTGATAAAGGCAGTTGCACTTTCTCCCATAGCTTCAGCATGTTCCTTGATGATGGAACGTTTTTCTGGGGTTACACGAACTTTCATTTCAACGAATCGATCATTGTATTTCTTATTTGCTCGTCTGCGAGCTTCTGAAAGCTTTGAATGGGTGGTTTTTTCTTCACTCATGGTATTTCCTCCGACTATGTGTTGTTGCAGATCTAAGAAGAGTATAACACAAAATGGTACATGAGACCATGTAAAATTCCAAATTAAAAAGGAGACGGAGCTTATGAAGAATCAGAAAAATAGAAGTATGAAGGTATATTCCCAGAATGGAAGAAATTATAAAGCAACACCAACAATTATCCTGAAGGGCCAGTGGCTGGAAGAGATGGGATTTGCGATCGGAGATTATATTTCCGTCAGTTGTGAGAATGGGAAACTGGTGATTACGCTAGATACTGAAAGAGCGGAGCTGGAGCAGATGAAGGCTGATTTTATGGAAAAGGATACTAAGAAGCTGCAGAAGCGATTCCAAAGAGAAAAGGAAGAGCTGTATGCGCAGTTTGTAGCTGAGAAAAAGGCACAGTACATGGCAGAGAAGGAGGAACAGTAATTATGAGTAAGGTTATTGTAAGAGGAGTTGATCGATTATGAAGGTTAATAATAGAAGAAAAGTATTTGGTGACGCAGTGGACCTGTTAATGGATGATATCGAGGAAAAAACGGCAGCTGGCGGATTGAGGATGCTTTCGATAAAGAAAATCCGGCCTTTCCATGATCATCCATTTCATCTGTACGAAGGAGATCGTTTGGAAGACATGGTTGCCAGTGTAAGGGAGCATGGAATTTTTAATCCAGTGTATCCGTAAATGGAATAGAGGAGAACTGCCGGTGGCTCTGATTCATCCTGCATCAGCAGGGCATGGTCTCAATCTGCAGTCAGGCGGAAATATCTTAATCTGGTTTGGACTTACCTGGAGCCTGGAACTGTATCAGCAGACAGTGGCCAGATTGTGGAGGCAGGGACAGTCGGCTGAGACTGTTGTGGTCCAGCATATTATTACTGCAGGAACGATAGATGAAGATGTCATGAAAGCATTGGCCAATAAGGATATGACACAAAGCAGATTGATTGCTGCTGTAAAAGCGAGGGTAACGCATGGTAGGTAAGAATTTAGCAGAAGATCCATATGAACATCTTGCCAATGCTATTATTCTTAGTGCGGTTTCTGATTATAGAGCCGCACTCAAAAGGGTAAAGCGTAATCAGGGAAGCAAGACAGCAATGGATGAGGTTTTGCGGATAGAGAAATTCTTCAGAAGTCCGTGATATCAGCAACTGGCTTCAGTGGATGGAGAGTTTTTGATAAGAAGGCTTCAGGATGAAATAAGACAATCAGAGTAAATCCGAGGGAAATTTTTATTTTATCGGAGGTAGCATATGACAGCAAAAGAGTATTTGAAGCAGGCGTATCTTTTGGATAAGCAGATACAAGTTGAGGTTAAGGAACTGGAACAGCTTCGGGAGATGCGTGGCACCATTCAGGGATGTAGCTATGGGGAAAAGATTGGTACGAATCCTAACATAAATCTGGAGGCTCCATTTATTAAAACTATTGAGAAGATATGGGAGTATGAGAAGAAGATTGATGGTAAGATTAATAGATTGGTAGATCTTCGCTCAGAAATCAATACAGCGATTGAAATGATGGAGAATTCAGAGGAAAGGCTTCTTCTTAAATATCGTTATCTTAAAAATGAAAGCTGGGAAGATATTTCCTATGAGCTGAATGTTTCTTATAGAACAGTACATCGTATCCATGCATCAGCATTAAATAATTTTGTCGTACCGGAATAAGGTTGGCACACCTTGTCACAACGTGGCAGAAGCATATATGTTATTATGATAGTGTCGAAAGTGTATCACAGAACAGAGCCTTGAGAGAAGAAATTTTCCCGGGGCTTTTTTGCATGAGTAATGAGGAAAGTAGCTGCCATGCTTGCATGAGCAGACATTTGACGAATGTCGCGACAATGAGAAAATTTGTTTCGAGTGCATGGAAGGAAGTGTAACTGTGCCTAGCAAGCCGAAGAAACCGTGTGCTTATCCAGGCTGTCCTGCGTTAGTGACAGGGCGGTACTGTGCAGAGCATGCGAAAAAAGTGAATAGTGATTATGAGAAATACGGAAGAGATAAAAATGCGAAGAGAAGATATGATCGTGCATGGAAAAGGATTCGTGATAAGTATGCTGCAGGGCATCCGTTCTGTGAGAAGTGCTACGAGCGAGGAGTTCTGGCTCCAGTGGAGGAGATTCACCACAAGCTTCCTTTGAGTGAAGGCGGCACACATGACCGGAGCAATCTGATTGCGTTGTGTAAGTCGTGTCATTCACAGATCCATGCGAAGCGTGGGGATCGTTGGCATGACCGGTAGGGGGTATCAAAATCTCTGTAGACCGGCTCACCATAGAACGGCGGGTGGGTCTTGCGTGTGCAGTCGCAAAATTGAATAGGGGGGATAGCAGAAAAAAACCACCTCCCAAAGAAAGTGGTACTATTGTGAAATATCGGATTTTGCTTCTGTATTATCTGAAGGATCAGTAGTTTTGTCTTCTGGCCTTGTTTGAGCTGATAAGCGATCCAATAGAATATCGGTGGTGTTAGAAGGAATATGTATTCGTTCTTTCTTCATCAGTGTTCGAGCTTTTTGATTTGTTTCATAATCGCGATCACCTCTTTCGAAAATGGAGCAACAAAGAAAATCACATTTTAATTCACCTTGCGCATTTGCCTTGATGATAAAGATGAAATTATCAACACTAAAATGGCTGGATATTAAATAATCTGCTTTAATGCCTGTGATGAAAGGATACATGCGTGGCATGTATGAATATAAATTAAATTTGTTATCAAGGGATTCTTTCAAGTGAACTAAAGCTTCAAGTCGAGGTTTTATCATCTCCTCGTACTGGGCTGCTTTTTGAACTTTTTCAAATAGTATTTTACCCTCAAGAATTCTATCAGCAATTTTGGAAGAAGAATAATTGGGAAGTGAGATATCTTTCATATACTGGAAGCCAGCTAAATGCGGATAATCTTCCAGAGAAAAGGTGAGATTAATTGGATACAGCTGTTTCTTATAGCCATATGTAAACAAATATCTATATTCAGTTATTTCTTTCCAGGCTTGTGCAGACTGTTGTAATAGATCCATATTATACCTTGTCCTTTGCAAAAAATAAAGGACCCTGCCAATGCAAGGCCCTTAAAAAGCGTTTTCATTCAGTTCCGAAGAACCTATTCGGTTTGAGGTTATCGCATAACCCAAGGTCAGGCTCCACAACCGGCTGCATGCCGACACAGTCAATTGCTTCAACACCACGATAGCTGGTCAACGCCACTATCCTCTAACTTCATTATATCACAAAAATACTCGTAGTCAACAGAAAACGAGTTTTTGAGGAACACTATTTGCTTCGTGTTCTTAATTATTATATGTAGAAATAATGGTTTTGACAATAGAAAATATTGGAACTTGAGAAAGGAGGGATTTCGATGGCGGGAAGAAAGCCAAAGCCTACAGCTGTGAAGAAGCTGGAAGGTAATCCAGGTAAGAGAAAATTGAATACGAAAGAGCCAGTTCCAGCAAAAGGAATGCCTGCTTGTTCTGATTGGTTAATGCCAGAAGCGAAGAAGGAATGGGAACGCTTGGCGAAGTTGATGAATCAGATGGGTGTTCTTACTGAAGTTGATATGGCGGCGTTTGCTGCATATTGTCAGTCATATGCAAGATGGAAGGAGGCTCAGGAGCATATTACTTCTGTTGGCTCGACATTTGAAACTGATAAAGGATATCAGCAGCAGACACCTTGGGTTGGAATTGCAAATACGAATCAGAAGTTGATGTTGCAGGCGGCATCAGAGTTTGGGCTCACGCCATCTTCGCGGAGCAGGATTGTTGCCGGTAATGGTAAAGCGAAAGAAACAGAGGATGATATGAAAAAGGCGGTAAAGAAGGCAGGGACACAGGCAAGGAAGGATATCCAGGAGAATGCCCCTGTGAAGACCGGTGCCTATGCAAAAAGCTGGGCGGCGAAGACCACGAAGGAAACTGCCAATGCGATGGAGATCGTGGTGTATTCCAGAAACAGGTACCAGCTGGCCCATCTGCTGGAGTTCGGCCATGCGCTGAGAAAAGGCGGCAGGACAAGGGCGTTTCCCCATATTGCGCCTGCAGAGGAAAGGGCTGCGCAGACTCTGGAACGGGAAGTGGAGAAGGCACTGAGGTGATGGCGGGAGGTGAAAGCACATGACACTGGAAGAACTGGCAGGGATGCTGGAAGAGATTGGTTTTCCTTTTGCCTATGATCATTTTGCAGAAGGTGAAAGCCCGGATACGCCGTTTATCTGTTATCTGCTTCCCGGCAGTGATAATTTTTCGGCAGACGGACGGGTATATTTCCGGATCAGTGAAGTAAGGATAGAGCTTTACACGGACAGGAAGGATCCCGGGGCAGAAGCCCTGATGGAAACAGTTCTGGATGATGCCGGGATTTTTTATAATAAGTCGGAGGTCTGGATCCAGAGCGAAAAGCTGTATGAGGTGCTGTACAGTATGGAACTGTAATGAATTGTTAAATGATGGAGGGATATTATGTCTGATAAGAATAACAAGGTGAAGTATAATCTGAAAAATGCGCATTACGCTTTACTGACGGTTGGAGAGGACGGGGCGGTGTCCTATGCAGCGCAGGTGCCGCTTCCGGGCGCTGTATCACTGTCCCTGGATGCCAACGGGGAACCGGAGAATTTTTATGCGGATGGCATTGCGTACTATGTAATCAACAACAATATGGGCTATGACGGGGATCTGGAGCTTGCACTGATTCCGGAGAGTTTCCGAACGGATGTGCTGAGAGAAAAACTGGATGCCAAGGGCGTTCTGATTGAAAACTCGGATGCAGAACTGGCACTGTTTGCCCTGCTTTTTGAGTTTGACGGGGATGTGCGCCATATCCGCCATGTAATGTATAACTGTTCGGCTTCCCGTCCGAAGATTGAAGGCAAGACCAATGAGGAGAAGAAGGAAGTGCAGACGGAAACACTGACCATTAAAGCCACGCCACTGTCGGATGGAAAGGTGAAGGCAAAGACAGGGAATACTACGGATGCAACTGTTTATGCAGACTGGTATAAGTCGGTGTATCTGCCAGCCGCGGATCCGGTTTCTTTGCAGGCATCTGATAGTGGAAAGTCTGTTGTGGATGCTTCAGGAAATGGAAAAGCACTGAGCTGAGGGGGATTCG